TCAATAGCAGTTGATACTTAAAATTGAACATACCATAACCAAGACTATTACCACCAAATAGTTTGAAAATTTTATTAATCCCAATTACATGATCTGGAATCTCGATATAATTAGAATTTTCTCTGTAAGTGTATGTTTTTGCAATACCGACTTTTGAAGAAATTCCCTCCCCAGTTCTACCTCTAGCCCTATCAATATCTTCTTGAGTTATTTCATATTTTAGAAAGGTCTGGGCAACACCATCAAAATGCCTTTCTTGGAAAAATTGAATAGCATCGTCAACAAGATCATCTATTTGTTCATCGGCCACGTTGATTTCTAATACTGGTGCGCCCAGTTTTCTTTTGCAGTAATCGACTAGTTCTTGCCTTGAAGATGGTTTTGCCATTGTTTTTTAACTATTTAACAATTTTAAAATAAGGTCCTTTATTTCTTTAACATCAGATTTCACTTCATCAACTTCTTTTTGAAGCTCTTCTAATTTTGCTTTTGAACTAATTTGTCTGATGTAATTATTTACATAATTTTTATATTCATTTTCATCAGTATTAACAATACCATTTGAATTAACATCTCTTAAGAGATGATCCTTGTCTTTTACTTTTAGGTAGCTCATAATTTTGGTTTCGCGGTTGCAATTGCCCTTAGGTCTCTGATCAGCGGAGGAGTTGCCTGATTGCTACTTGCCATCACAATTTTGATTGCAAAGGCCGTAAAATCAGGTAGATCGTCCACCGAGTATTCATAATCCTTAAAGGACCTATCAGATGTTTCTTGAACCCTAGAATCTGCGGATCCATCACTTAGAGAAACATCAACTACCCTCTTAATTCCAAATCCATCAGTCTGATAATTAGAATAACCAGGGAATAGATTAAATGATGGAATAACATTTTGCTCGTCTTCTCTAAAGATCTGATAAAGAACACGAACGTCGTTTAGATCATTTCTACTTGCACTAAGAATAACTTTAATAGAGTTTGCCGGGATTTTTAGGCCTACTGGTTTTGAAATATAAATGGTAGAATGATCATCATTAATTACACTTCTTACATTAAAGTCTGACGCATAATCTGCATTTTCTCCAATACCATTTGGATTGTTGATTAAGTTTGATGATACCGTAACTGCGGCGTTAATCATGTCAACAACCGGTGAAACCCTAGAATCCCTTGTTTTAAAGAGCATTTCAAATGTAAGTGACCTATTACCCGGAGCCTCGGTGATAAATCTCTCGGCATTGACAGTAGAGCAAATTAATTTGGGCTCGTCAAAATAAGTTTGATCATCTAGTGAGATGTTTTGGAACCCGCGATCAACGAATGATTTTTCATTACCCCCAACACTAGTTCCAGTAAATGTTCTTATCCTGGTTGTAATATCAGTTTTTGCCGGAATTAGATGGGCAATGTCTGGAGAAATTGACTCATACTGGATATTATTTGTAATAACAGTACCAGAAGGTCCACCTTGAATATTTCTTCTAAAATAAAGATTGTCTTCTCTATCCACTCCAATTGAATTGTTTAAGAAGTCAGTATCAGAAGTATCAATTTTAATAAAATAGCTGTTTAGATCTATTTTAAATTTTCCAGTATTATTTGGATCCACTTCGGCAAAGTTATGGACCTTGTTTATTCTTCTTAAGGAAATTCCATTATATTCGTACTTATAAACATAAGTATTATTGGCATAGGAAATACTGTCTGTGGAATCGATTCCACGGGTTATTCCAGTCAAGGTATTACCAGAAATTGCAGTGTATTCAATAATTTCATCACCGATTATTACATAACCTGGATTTAGAGGAGTTACGGTCAATCCTTCAAAAGTATCAAAACCACTTGTGGATACTAGAGATATGCTGGAATTTTCAGTGGCATCTAGCGCAGCCGATAACTTTGTATTTGCCTCGCTATTTGATGGGCGGAATTCACTTATTTCAACTAGATTTTCAAACGAATGCATACCATGATTTTGTTGATAGACCTTAAAGTGAAGACCATCGTTGTATTGATCCTCGGTTATTGATGTAACAACAACTCCACTTCCAGCGGAAGTTTCGACATTTGATGAGTTTAGATAGGTCAAAGTGGTTATACCCACAGTAAATTCACCTTGAACCTCGTCTAGAATAAACGTATTTGATGAACCTATGCTAGTTACTGTTAACTTGCCACCAAATCCAACACCTTCTCCTAATGGGGGAACAATCAAAGAATCGCCAACAGTATAATTATTACCACCGTTTGTGATATTAACAGAGTTTATGATGTTATTTGTAACTTCAATTGTGGCAATTGCCCCTAGACCAAAACCAGTTTCTGTGATCAGTTCTACTCCAGAATAAGTTCCATTAGTATAAGCAATACCGGCTTTTGATATAGTTGTACCGGCTCCAGCACCTGTCGTAATGCTTCCACCTATGCCAATTAGAGTACCAGAAGCAGATCCCTGTTTTATCGTAACACCAGGAACAATATCAGAAGAGAACCCGGTTGAACCAAGACCAACAGAAACTCTCTTTGATAAGAACTCAAATTGATTTGGGCCTGTTACTGTAATTTTATCATTACCAAAGTTTAAATCTGGATTGAAGAATCTTACTATTCCTTCGTTAACAAATTCGGCTCTGTTAATAGTGTACTTAAGATCTTCTAATTGTGAAGGTGTCCAAACAGTTCCATTTTGGGATTTAAATAGGCTACCCAGGGTGGTCTGATTTTGATTGGAAACTTTAACCCCGTTCTGTAAATCTTCTTGGCCAAGTTCAGTAACAAATACTCTATAATTAGGACTATTTGAAAGTATAACTATTGCATATTCAGCAAGAGTTTCACTTGCAATTGGGGCGTGTCTTACAGTTTGTTGAGTTGGGCCTTGTAGGTAGACAGGTGATGGGAATGTGAACCTAGTTGCTATTCGACCATTAGTTGAGACATTTACTTGATCTGGGGTAAGGGTAACTTCAGAAAATGGTATAACCACATTACTAGGAACCCCACCAACAACTGGACGGATCTGCATAGTAATGGGAATATTATCACTATCTTTTGTCTCAAAGAATACATCAACAGAAGTTATGTATATACCAGTATCTTCCTGTACATAAAAAGACTGGGCCAGAGGATCATAAGGCTGGGAAATCTTAACTGTTCCTGGGGTAACGTCCTGAGAAATTGTAGTAGTATTTGTGGTTATATTATTGATTGTAGTTCTAGTTATATTCCTTGAGGGTTTAACAACTATATTTCTAGTTGTTAAAATATTGGTCTCAGTGATGTCCCTAGAACCTGATCCAGTAAATACTGCTTCTGCGCTACTTTCATTAATCCTAGAATTTGGAATAAACTCGACTAGTTTTAATTGATCTAGTGATTCAGTATCAATAAGAGTAAATGTATTTTCTCCATTAATCCATTTAGGATTACCCCTAACATTAGGCTTGGGGATAAAGAAAGAGCCAATTAAAGTACCACTATTATCAGAAATTAATCTCACTCTTGTTACTCTTGCCTTCGCCCCAGATGTTTTACCAACTAGAATCATATTACGAGAAACTTGCCCATAAAAACGGCTTTCAGATTGAAGTTGTAAACTAGCCGTATCTACATTTAAAACACTTGAATTACGGGTATATCTATTATCAAATGGCTTTTGATTGTAAGGATTAAGGCTAAAAACTTCTTTTGGATTTCTAGCTGGACCTGTCTTGTGATCTGGAGTACAAAGTCTGAAGTTTATTTTATTTTCTGTAAAAGTAGGATCAGTGCTAACAGTTTCACCCACTTGGAAAACACCCGAAATCATTTCGATTTCAAGTAATTTAGGAGTCACATAAGAATCTACTTTAACTCCTTGGAAAAATGGATAAAATACTGTTCTTGGTTTTAAACCTCTTGCATCAAATTCAATATTTCGGCTACGTAAATACATAACCGGTTTTGTAAAATTAGAAACTGAACTTGAAACAGTTTCTTTTTCTACTATTTTTTCTGGAGTTACAAATGTTTTTACGCTTGTTTCTGATCTGGTAGTAGTGGTTACATTTTTAGTATTTTCTGAATCAGTAGGAGTAAATTCTAAAAATCCACCACGACTTACCCCATCCTCATTCATTCTAGTAATAAATCGTTCGGCCACGTCAACCGGAACGTATTTTGAAAGAAGTTGAAGATCAGTTTCTTTCCAATGTAAACCATCTATTCTAATGGTATTGCCATTAACAATTTCTAAAGTTCTCGCTTGATTTCGACTATTCTTTCCAATAATTAGGGCCTTTCTATCCTTTCTACCGACCGTGCCTAGTTCACCACCTCTAGAGATTCTTCTTCTTGCATTATCTAACCAATCAAATGGATCAAGACCTGTTTGAGAATTTGGTTGTCTTCTATTGACTACAACATTTTCTACTTCATCATTAACTACAGTTATATTTTTATCGGGAAGACTTTTTTTAACCGTTCTAACTTCATTAAAACTGGTCGTGGTTCTATCTTTACTTTCCGCAACCCAAGTATCAATAGAAGGATTTAACGTCAAAAAACCAGTCCAATACCTTACTAGAAATTCAGTAACGCTAATTGATTTTGTTGCTAGTGTTTGCTTGGTATACTCAACTTCATTATAATCAAGAGTAATAAGATCGCCAGTTTTTCTAATACCAGGAGATCCAAGATCTTCAACGTAATTTTGATCGGCATTAGGATCAAAATTATCAGTGAAATTTGCAATGGCATTTGAGCCCAATTGCAAGTCTACAGAAGTTGTATAATGAAGAGGCCGTAGCATCTTTCTTTGTTTATCAATAGCGGCCTTGAAACCAGGATTTTGTAAATCATGGTACGCATGACTCTTGAAATCATCAACAAAGAATCCACACTTAAATCGATCTAACCCAGTTTCAGCATCTTTAATGGTAAAATTCTCTGTTTTACTTTCAAGAGCAGATAGAACAGTAAATTCTTCAACCCGGCTAATTCTATCTTCAAGTAAAGAGATATCGTCCATAGTATATCTCTTGTGCTCAGACATACTAACGATGATATTTTTTACATCATAAACATATGGAGGAATGTTTACTACTGCAATATCAAAAGCATTTGATTTAAATTCTGGTAACTTTGGCCTGTCATCAGGAGTTCCTTGAACAACCTCAAATGTTCCATCTGGATTCAAGAAAACAACGTCAATACGTGGAACATAATATGAATAGGTCAGAACTAAATTTTCATCTGGGGCCAGAACATAATTTGAATATTGGCCGTCTCCAGAGAAATTTCGTGTTATAAATTCAAATGGAGATCTTGAGCCTGTGGTGTAAGGAGCAACTCTTGGTCTAATGTCAATAAAATCAGAGACTCTTTCTCGATTGAAATATGGGACGTTGTGTTTGAAATTTTCTGTTTTATAACTATTAACAGTTACAAATTCTCCAGTGTCATTTGAATCAATTGTATAATTTTGGAATACAATTTTTAACTTATTTTTAGGTTCCCTGACACTTTGCTTCCGTATAATCCTAGAGTAATCTAGAATACTTTCTCTTTGACCATCATCAAATAGGAAGTTTTGGGTGATATTTTTATCTCCCAGGGTCTTAACTAAAATACTGGCCTGAATTTTAGAATCCCTGGTTTCAACGACCTCATCTTCTGAAAATGTAAATGAATTTAAATAAACATAAGAAATTTCGCTGGCACTTACTTTTTCTACTATCAGTGCAACCGCACCTGAGGATTTCCCTACAATTCCCTCACCAACAAATAGATCTAGGGTGCTGTTTGATGGGCCACTGAATGAGGTTAACTGTAATGTGGGTAGTTTCGGATCTTGAACTCGTGTTCCATAAAATGAATTAAATGTTAGACCATCATTTAGGGTGGTTGTCCCAACACCAGAAGCCGCATATTTTGAACCAGAAATAACAAGGGTATTGGCCTTGTTTAGGATTTTATTTTTTGAATTTGGCCTTATATTTTTTACTGTGGTTATTACGGTTGCAGTAGTCCCATCAGGTTGGCTAAGACCATTAAAAACAATTTGTTTACCTGATGAATCTGCAAATGAGAACTTATCGGACCTTAATGGCTCAATAGTACCATTAGAGTAACTAATTAAGTACCGATCTTCATCAAAAGAATCAAAAAATACGTCTTCTTCGGTTATGGTTAATGATATAGAATTAGATGATATTGTTTGATTATTAAAAACTCGTCTTTGACTGATTTCGCTGCTATCTAGACTAATAGACGAAATATTTGAATTGTTTAATTTTGTCAGTAACGAAGAATCTCTTGAATATATTGAGCCACTTAATTTTAGTACATTTGTTACAGTCACATCAGATGTCGGAAGAGCACCATCACAAACACCAGAAACGGTGGTTATCCCGGAAATAGAGAATGATGTCCCACCTACTGAAACGGTCTCAACTTTATTGTAAATAATATCCCCTACACTTGGTAAAGAATAGCCAATAATATCACCAGATTTGACAATGTTTAAGAAGTTAATGCTAGAACCAGCCGAAACGGTGCTGACACCAGCCGATTGGGCGGATATACTGAACTGAGTGCCATTTGGGGCAATTAGGTTTTTAGTATCCAGAATTAGGTCAGCATTAAATGTTGATACTCCAACAGTTGAATATACTGACTTGACGTCAGAGACCGAATAATCTTCTATACTTTCAATCAGTCTACCATTATCAATACCATTAATAATAACCTGCTCGTTTTCTAAAAACTTACCAGATACTTGATAAAGAACCAGTTCTTTGCTATTAGAAACTGCCTGATATAAAAATCCAGTAGAATTACTTCTTCTTCCTTTTACATGAGCCGGGAGTGCCTGGGTTATCTCGGTGGTCAGATTTATTTTAGTGAAGGTCTGTACGTCAAATGCCCGTAGATTTAAAACACTAGTTTTATCAGTATAATTAGATTCGGGGATGTAATCATAAACCCTTGCCAGACCTATAGTTGTACCGACAGAAACAGTTGAATTGATTCCAATTCTGGTGTCAATTAGACTAACATAACCATCAGTACCAAGACCAATATAGGGCGCACCAGATACATTATTCAGACCAACAAGTTGACCAGCATTATATGAAATAACCTGCCTTTCTTTAGTTTTAGTCTCTCGGGTTTTGGGTACTTCTAAAAGAGTAGGAGATATTTTTTCAACATCATAACCACTGACATAGGCCTTACCTGGACCTACTTCATAAATCATAGTCTCCTCAGAAGGAGTATTACCATTTACAGTAGTCTGGTTTTCAAAATAAATCCCGTCATTTAGGGTCCTATCATTTAGACAATCTCTTACATAAAGAGTGAATGGCTTTACATAATAATCACCATTAGTTTCGGCGGTTCTTCTGGCCAGCTCGTCTCTAATTAGGCTATACTGTGGGTTTTTATTGAAAACAGTAAGTGAACCGTTAATAATTTGGGCAATTTCTACGAAATTATCTGGTGTCTCGTCTAAATTATATTTTGTTAACTCAAGCTCTATTTGGAATCTATCTGCACCAGGAGCCGCATAATTAGAAAATCCTTGAGAATTATCAAAAAGGGTTTCATCTTGGAAAGAATCGATAATCCTTTCAATTACGTTAAATCCAATTTTATAACTTGGCAGAACTCCGTATTGGTCTAAAAGAATTCTTTGCTCTGATGCCCGTACAAAAAACCCTCTTATAAAATAAATGCCTTCTGAAATTTTAAAAGAAGACCCATCGGAAGTTGCACTTTCGGCTATAGTATTGACAATAGACTGACCACTTTGTATGGTAAAGTTGGCATAAGTAATGGGATTTTCAGTAATTAAAGTTTCCCCATCAAAAAATACCTTATTTTCTAGATTTTCACCACCACTTTCAAGGTACTGAACATAGAGAGTATATGTTCCCCTTTCGGATAAACTTTGATCTAATGTATAAACTACTTTTGCACTAACACCACTTAAAGAGCCCCTAATTCTTTTCCCTAGAATTTGACTAAAATATGCGGAAATTGGGATATTATTGAATTCTGGTTCAATTTCAACCGCATGAAATGGAATATCAATAGATGGTTGACTAGCAGTAACTACAGAACCTTCTTTAAAAATATGATTACCAAACTGCTCAATTTGATTTTGTAAAATTGATTGAAGACCAGTTAATTCTCTTGCCTGAACAGGAGATTCTGGCTTAAATAAAACCTTGTAGTAATTCTTGTCTACATTAAAATCATCAAAATATGGTGATACATTTAGATTAGTTTCTTGTGGCATAATAATTAGAACTGTAGAATTACCTTAATGTCTTCTTTTTGGTTTGATGATCTAGTAATGGCCGGTCTATTATCAACGTAAATTACATTTCCAGAGTATTTTTTGACCTCGGGATTTGATAGACCATTAACAAAAGATTGACCTAGTTTGTATGTCCTATTATTTATTACTGTAGTTATACCCGGTGCTGCTGTAGAACCAAACCCAGTATCTATATTTAAATTGATACTACCCCCGGAAATAACCAAATTACCACCAGTTGAAGGCGAAGCAGTGAACTTATTAAGATTAAGTCCATAAGTAGCCGGTGCCTGTCCGCCAGTAGTTGCAAATCCAACGAGAGTCTTATCTTGCCAATACTTTAGGACACCAGTATTTTTATCATAAGAAACAACCCGACCTACGGCAGTAACCCCGGCTCCCACTGTTTGGGTTATAATTGAATCAGCATTAAACGAGGCATTTTGATAATCACTTTGATTTGTTATTCCTACAAGTTTAAGGGCCGAAAGAGCACTTACTTTATCTTCTGTTAACAATTCTGAAGAATTAAATTTTTCTGGATCAGCAACAATACCGATCCTAGCAATTTCATTTCCGGTTATAAAGTCAGGATTTTCTAAATCATTTTCTATTCTTGAGTAAACTGAAACATAAAATGCTCCTAATTCATTGTAAATATCATATCCATGACCACCACTAGGAGGAATAATTACATCAAATTGAGGTTTATTTGGGGTGAAAGGTAACGTACTAGAATCAATATCTACTGTTCCATAGGTATAATTACTACCACCAGAAGTAACAAAGATATTGCTAACCTGGGCATTATTATTGAATGTTATAGTAACAAGACCACCGGATCCATCCCCTTTAATTGGGATATCCCTAAAGGTTCTATTTCTGATTCCACTAACGTTACTATAATCTCCCCTGTTTTTTATAACACAAATTTTTATTTGACCACTATTGGTCGCATTATTTTTTATGATCGAGGACTGCTCGTCTTCACCCCAATTTCTGGGGGTAGGAACGAAATTTGTACTATCAAAACGTATAATATCAGTAGCACTTAATGTAAAAAGATACTTCCAAATATAACCATCAGCACCATTTCCGGCAGATCTTGGCTCTAGGTCAAAAAATGTTGGCTCAAACTGAGATGGTTTGCCTCTAGGATTATCAGGATCGGTTCCATTATGGAGACAAATATAAACCTGATAATTGCTATTTACAACATAATAATTAGAAGAATATAAACTAGTCGCGCCTGAAGGTATTGCAGTATTGTTCCTATCAATATCATGGCGATACATATCATAAGTTACGCCACCTTCCCATTTTATTTTTCTTATCGATTGTCTTACATCAGTCGCATAAATTTTCTTAAGGGCAATCATAGTGTCCCAATAATCCGATTCTTGCTCAAAACTATCCCTAGGAGCCGGAGGGGAAACATTCCAATCACTAGCATAATCAGTTGGATTTGGCAGGCCAATAAAACTATAATAATTAGTAGAAGAAGCCGTAGCGACAAATTGCTTTGCCCTAAGTATTCTTAAATTGTCGGTTATAATTGCTGGCATTTTTTATTTTTTATTAGCTATTTAGGTTATGTAATTTGAATATTTTAAGGGATTTAGGCGCTGAATTACAGTGGATGTTGAAATTCCTGGAGCAT